ATCAACACAAAGACCGACGCATGTTGATAAATGCTAAACAATACCCTTCTACGTTAATTCAAAACCTTAAGTTTTCAAAACTAATGCAAATTCGGTTTACTCAGAGTCCTCACTATTGTCTCCCCCAGCTAATTCATACATGCTGATGGGTGTTATTAATGTCCAAGAGGATCTATCTTCTTCTAGTATAATTTCAAAAACTGGTAGATAACTTTCTATTTCTCTGTTATATTCTCTTCTAGTTATCAGCTTATTTATTGCATCCCTTCCTATCTGAGAAATAATCAGGCTAGAGAAGTCTTTGAACAATGGGTGGAGTCTCCAAATTTCTCTTTTAATGACTTCTATCGGTGATGTGCGTTCTTCGAACTCTAGAGCAATATCATCAGCTAGTTCCTCTACATTCCTCAGCTCAAAGTCTTCAAACTCAACAATTTCAGGAGATGCACCTACTTCTTCGAAATCGACTATGTTTAGATCACCAAGGTCCAGTGGCATCTGGAATAGCATGTAATCATCTAAAAGTTCATCCTGCTCTTCTTTTGATATGAAAGCTAAGTCTATTAGATCTATCTTTCTCCTAAACGAAATCCCCTGGCTTTGCAGCTTAGCTTTGAGATTAGCTCTAATTAAATTCTTCTCATCATTGGAGTGCTCATTGAAAGACCGAATAATCCTCACTGCTGCAGATTGGCTAAGAGGTTTATTCTCTAGCCAGTGGTTTCCCAGTGTTCCCTTCCCCATCATTTTCTCATATTTTGCCATATATTCATAGTGTTGAATCTTTGGGCTCAGACTTAGAACTGTGATGTTTACTCCTCGACCTGTTTCTTTCCTTAATTTTGCAACGCATCTAAGGTTCCTCCCTGTCCACTCTAAGGTTAGTTGTAGTTTATAAAACTCGGCTATGTTTACATTAAAGCCTTCATCCACTATTATTGGCACCCCTGAATTGGAGTTCAAACCTTTATCATTTAAGAACAAGGTGGATCTTCCTGAATGGATATCAGATGGAATGACCCAGCCCATGTTCTCAATGAACTTTCTAACAGCTATTGACTCAACTGATGCTAGTGGTGTGTTTACTGTGACATTCTGGACTGTTACAGGCTTATTAATGGTGTTCCTAATCCTAATCATTATGTCATAGCCGTCAATGATTCCTTCCCATACACCCAAACCATGGTATCGTGGACTTCCATCTTCTGCCAGTGATACTCTCTGTCTTGTCGTGAACAACCCTAATGTCCCATGCTTATTTCTTTTCATATCATTAATAATACTTAAGACCTCATCAGAGTTTGATTCCTTCCAGCCTTTATCAATGACCCTAGCCAGCTTACACATTAGCACAACGTCATTTTGCTTTGACCTAACAGCTCCTTCAACGAAAGTGACCTGGTTTCCGGCAGATGAAAATATTCTTTTAATGATATCAATATGATCTCCAGGAAGTGAGCTAGCTAGTGTAAACTTGGATCTTACAGTGGAGATTAAATCAACTGGGCTCTCCAGTTCTACTCTATCGAGATTTAGCCGATGGGAAGATGATAAGTTGTTAATGACCACTGATAACAACCTGCTATGACCATGTTTTGAGATAATTTGAGTTCCTAGCAGTCTCACTATCCTTCTCCTCCCTGAAAAAGTATTTAGCCATAGTAGCATTTCAACCATCTCATTGAATGGTGAATTTGCTAATGATTCGTTTATGTCTTTCCTTATCCAAGGAATCACTTTCTGATGCTGTGTGAATATGTAGTCTCGATGTTCTTTGCTCAATCGGGGAGTCATGATATCAGTGTTATTCTCAAACCAGAATGATAGCAAGATTCCCCGAAGACTTAATAAACTATATTCATTGTTGGTGGCTATTTCAACTGATGTGACCTTCCTCTTATATTCTCTAAATGACTGACCTATCTGAACGACGTGAACACCACTTAGCAGTTGTTGATTTCTAGTGAAGTCCTCATGGAAAGGGAATAGGATCCGCATCTCTTGTTCATTTATGTCATCGTCAGCTAACACTTCCTTCATTTCTTTTAAGATAGCCTCTATTAATGTAACCTTGGAAAACTCAGTGCGCCTGGGGTCAATCCAGTTGCTCAATGATGTAACAGCTTGCAATTTTAGGACATATGCGCTCTCAGCAAGAATGCGTGGAATTGTGTTTAATTTGCTTAAGGAAGCAGAAACACCAGGGGAGTGCATTTTCTGTGAAATCTTAACTCGAACCTCCTCTGGATTTAGAGCCCTCCTGAATAATATTTCTGGATTCATCTGTATTTTTTCTCGCCATTCTTGGTCAACATTCATCCTCTCCAGCAAAGATAACCACTTTCTCCTATTCCCATGTATCAATTTATATGATGCTGATAGAGAACCATGTGCACTTAATTCAATTGAAAGCTTGACATTCTCTTCTAGTTTAGCATCTGTCAGGGTTATGGGTCTTAATTTATGTTTGTACAGTTTTCCTAGATTGGAGGATTTCACCAAGTTCCATAATCCATACTTAAAACCTAATAATCCAGGGCACATTGGGTTATCCATGACAAAAAAACCAATGCTAGGATCTGGTAGAATAGTTTGCAGAACTTCATATGTTCTGAAGTACTTTGTTGTTGTGAGACCCATCAGGTGATAGTGTAGGTAGCTTTGGCCAAGTTGTAAGCCATTAGCAACGTAATTAGTCCCTCCATTTTCCAAATAGCTGGTCAAAAGCACACTCAACTCTTCTTGTCTAGTTAGCAACAATTCTTGCTCAGACACTAGGAAACCTGAAAATATAGCTTTTATATCTGGCTTGTAATGATTGAATCCAAACTCGAAGTTTGAGTTGAACTCAAATACATGATTGCTGTTTAAGACAGTCTTAATCGAATTCACTACGCCACAATGCGACGAGTAATTAACCTTGAATTGCAGTATTGCAGTAGCCAAAACACGTGATTTTGTGGCAATACTTGCATCTCCTGTTAAAGGTGCACTAACGCTAAAGTAAGAATCATCTGAAGATTGCAAATGACACATTATAAGTTTAAATGGCTTTGGATATTTCAAAATCTCCTGAATTGCATGGCTACTTTGTTGAACCACTTCCTTTACTCTGGATATTATGGCTGAATGATACAGGGATGATGTATAATGTAAGATTCCCTGCATCATTCCTGTGGTCACCTCAATGTAAGGCCTCCCTGCTCGTATCCATCTAAATGTTTTTAGTCCTTTGTATCCATCAAACATGCACTGTAAGGTTTTGTCATACAGTTTTAGGTTTCTATATTTATCAAACAATTCCAAAATTTGAGGATTGATTAGGATCCGCTTGAATTCCCACAGCCGTAAGCACCTGATTATAGTTTTGTGCAAATAAGGAGGACAAATAATTAGTAAGCAAATCATCATCTTAAAGCTGCTATTGTTCTGGCTCCACTTCGAAGCGTCTGCTGAGCTGTTTAAAGTTAAGTGTCCCATTTTATATTTAGTTCTTGCCTCTCTTGAGCTATTTTCTGGGATAGCAGTTTTATTTCCCGGATGAGTCATTGTTTCCTCAGGTATGAACCTGCAGATTATCCTAGAGATTTGCTCTATAAGTCTCTGAACAACTCTCTCTTGAAAACCTAAAACATAGATCTCTCTATCTCCTCCATGCTGCGGCTTTCTGAATATATCTATGTTAAGGCCTCTTGACTTCAAAGCGTTCAGGTATTTTTTCTCAAACAGCTCAGCAATGCTTGTTGCTCCTTCTCCTTCTAGTGCTAGCTTCTCAATGACCTTACCTCTTTGGTATTTGCTGCTAACTTTCTTCCTATCATACAGCTCCTCATTAAAGTTGCTAGAAGCTTTTAATGTTGAAAATTCTTCTTCAACTGAGCGTAAAAACATGAAGTTATGCAGTTCCTTCATAAAGTTGTAATTAAACTCAGGATATGACTCATTTATTCTATGGTTTAGGTTCCTCCCACAATCAATAAGAAGATCCAAATCAAAGCAGTGTGGTCTAGGCTTCTGAGGAGACGTTAATCCCAATATCTTAGCAGTTTCAAGGTCATACTGGAGTTCATAGGTCAATATTTTATCATAAAGTTTGCTTGCTTTATTTGCTTGTGCTGCCTCGTCTTTATTCTTTATGTACCCTAGATAGAATAAATTTATGACCTGTTGACCTGTTGTTAGTTTGAAATTTGTGTAGGGGTTAACAAATCCTTCCCAGAACAATTGGTTACTAGTCTCAGTTTGTTCTTGACCAGTAACATCCTCATTTCTTGCTCTAGGCGGTGTAGCAGTGTACCTGTGGCACAGATCTTTATGTTTTCTGTACAGCCATAATGTCAACCTGCTTCTCATTGCCATGCTTGCCTTACTAGCCATTTTGTAAGGTCTGGGTTCAATTGGCCACTCTGTTAAGCTTTCCATTACCATGTATCTTGTTCTCGTTATCTCTTCTTCAACCTCAGTTTTATCGTTCAACCCAATTATTATGCTCAAAATCAACATTGGCATTGCATTCTTGTAAAACCCAATGAAGTGCGGATGCGTTTCTGGTAAATCTCTGATGTTCTGTTCACTGTAGGGTTCGATGTTAGAAAAATTACTCCAGAACCTAAATAATCCAATCATTCTAGGCAACACCAACACCCAATTTAGCAACTTTGATTCTGTTAAACTTATAAAGTTTGTGTATAAGTAATTCTCTCCTCCAAACAGCTTGTTTAATCTCTTAAAAACTGTGCTTTCATAAAGATAATCAATGTCCTCTCTTCGGAATAAGACTGAAAAGAATATTTTTTCCTCTTTCTTAGTTGGTTTTATAAGTAACCAGACATTGAAATCTTGCAACTTCTTAAATATGAACTCATCCTTCTTGCAGTTTTGTTTTATGCTAATGTCCACTTCAGTCCCTATGTCTGTGATTAGTTTGCACCAATTAAAAAGTTTAGTTTTTGACAACCACGCTTGATGCTGTTCCTCTTTTAACCTTAAGTAGTTGTCACCATGATAGTCTCTTGCTTGATTGATTAGACTTTGCCATAAAGTTATGCTTGTAGTTGTCTCATGAAGAGTAGATGTGAGCTCCATAAACAGCTCAGTATCGTTCATCAATAGATCCATGTCATCAGTGTTGGTGTCTGTTATATGGAACCAATCTGGTTTACTTTCTCTGGCTTCATCAATTGATGCATTGTATAATACATTTATCTTGCCTTTTATGAACTTTGATGTTAATCCTTTACCTTGAACACCTTTTAGAGCTAAATCAAACCTATTTGCGTCAGTCAAATAAGCGTTAAATCTAGAGGTTTTACCTTTAAAGTCTTTCGCCAGTTCAGACTGCTTATTCACATCACTAGTTACAAGTGATAGCGCTGAATCCAGAAAACTACTAGATATGTTGTTCAGGCTAAAGGTCCCACCAATTTGGAAAAGCGTTGGTAAATTTTCATCTTTGAACTTCTGCAATTCCTCTTTGCTTGTCAATAGCGGAGTTTCCCATTTGTACTGCTCTAATATGTCAGCTTCATGGTCAGGGAAGTACAAGGGATCAGCCACTGCTTTCAGAATCCCAGCATAATATAGAGTGTCATAAACAGTCTCGAACTTTGCTTCGCTAAGTTTTAATCCTCTACTGGGCACCCTAGAAGGCTCAGATGGTTTAATAACAATCATTGGAAAATTAATGAATGCCTTCTCGGCAGTGAACATATTTCCCTCATTTCTTGATATGTACTCTTTCTCAAAATCAGCATGTGCAGACTGGCTCTTAACTCTTCTAGCCTCTTCGTCAAACTCATACTTTGTGGTCTGTTCCGCAACAAAACTCAGGGATTCATGAAGAATTTTTGCAGTTTTGATGCTAGCTGCTTCCTTATCTGGATGGGTTATGAGCTCTTTTATTCTATCTTCATCCCACCTCTTTAAGTGTAGCTCAAGAAAGTCTTTATCAGGGTTGTTGATGTCTATCTGCCGTTTTATTGATTTATTCCAGTTCTCTATTTCTTTATCGCTGAGCAAATCAAGTTTCAGGAAATATTGCTCTAATCTCTTGTCTATTTCAGTTGCATCTTCTGGCAGTTTAGCAACTAAACCTAACTCCGCTAATTCTTTTTGAATTCTTAGACCCACTCTAAATCTCATTTGCAACTCAATTACTTGCTCTTTTGAAAGAGCTAAGTTTGTAGCCACTGCTTCATGTCCAACAATGATGATCCCGAATAGGATCTTTTTTGCATTCCCTTCATTTGCGAGCTCACTTTGATGGATGGTTCTCAACAAAGCATCATATTTCTGTTTCTTTTCTTCGTAATAGTTTTTTACTGATCTCAAACTCCCTTGATTTGTGCCTCCTTCAACAATTATGTTAAAATCTGGTTCTTCACTGACATGATCTGGAGTAAATCGAGTGATCTCTGCACCTGATCTTTGGAAAATCTCACTTAACTTCCTATCAGTGTTCTCAATTAGTTCTCCAAAGGTAAAATCATGCACAAGATTGTTTAGCTTCCAATCACCCAAGTTATAACTCAAGCTTTGACCATAAACGCTACTACCGACAGTAGAAACCACGTCATCATCATCCAGTGGTCTGAATGAAACCCCGATTAAGTCACCACGTACATCAACCAGCACCTCTGGAATAGGAATACCTGCAACACTATCGTGGTAGAGAATTTCATCTCCAGTGACAACATCCCCCTGAATTCCTGACAAGGAGTCTATAACAATATCATTGAGTAAAGTGGACATCTTAATTTAATTTAACTTTGCTTATTTTATGCGTCGTCTTTGTGTAAGAAGTATGG